TTGGGTAAAGCAACGCCTTGTTGCTGGCGTGGGTGCTGGTATCTATGAATTAACTGGCACAAAAGGTACATCACGTGCATTGCCAACCGCTGCATATACGCATCCTAATGATGCCTGGACTTGGACTTCTATCTCTGAATCAGGCGCTGCTATCTATGCTGCTGGGTATCTTGGTGGTAACTCTGCTATTTATAAGTTTACATTATCTAGCAATGGCTCTATGCCAGTTCTTACATCTGGTGTTATTGCAGCGCAACTCCCAATTGGTGAGCGCGTAAATAAAATTGAATATTATTTGGGTTATTTGATGATTGGTACAAACAAAGGCATACGCGTTGCTACAGTATCAGATGTTAATGGAGATTTAACTTACGGCCCTCTTATTATTGAAGCAGAAAATACCGGTTATGACTTTGCTTTTAGAGATACATATGTTTGGATAACCGGAAGTATTGGCGGATATGCTGGTCTATACAAGATGAACTTAGGAGAAGAGATAGATTCTCTTCGTTTTGCTTATGCAACCGATGCATATCTTGATGGCATTTCTGGCTACGCAACTAGTGTAGATTTTGTAGGCAACACAAACCAAATAGCCTTTACCACTTCAGGTGACAATGGAATTGCAATTCAGTCAACTACAACATTAGCACCAAGCGGATACCTCACCACTGGTAACATTCGTTATGGAACATTAGAGCCAAAGAATTTCAAGCGCCTTCTTGGTCGTGGAGACTTTACCTACGGTTCTATGACCCTTGAGACAGTAGACAAAAATGGTGTTGAGTTTGAACACATTTCTTATGATGTAAACGTACCATCTACCGAAGTTTCAACATCATCTCCTGGCACGGCACAAGAGTATGTAGCATATAAGTTTATTCTTTATAGAGATGCAACTGATTCAACTCAGGGGCCAATCTTTAAAGGATATCAAGCCAAGTCTACCATTGCTACACCACGCCAACGTATCATCCAGTTCCCTGTTTACTGCTTCGACCTCGAGACAGATAGATACAACTCAATGATTGGCTACGATGGCAAAGCCTTTGAAAAAGTTCTTGCACTTGAAGAAGTTGAACAAGGTGGGGATATCCTCACATGGCAAGATTTAACCACTGGTGAGACTCGCCAGATAATTATCGAACAGATAACATTCACCCGTATGACCCCACCAGATAAACGATTCAGTGGTTTTGGTGGCATAATTAATATAACTATCCGTACCGTATAACTCTAGGAGTGCAAATGACACCCGCAAATTGGGCTGGCTTAATCGTATCTATCATCGCTATTATAACCGCCTTTAGTGGGGCAATCAGATGGATGGTTAAACATTATCTTTACGAACTTAAGCCCAATGGTGGGAGTAGTCTCAAAGATTCAGTATCAAGATTAGAAGAAAAAGTAGAAATGCTACATGAACTAGTAATGGAATTAATTAGAAAATAAGAATGGACACCTTAAATGACACCTGTAGTCAAGAAAGCCACACCTGCTGCAATTGCTGTTCTCCGTCAAGCGACGGCTCTCAAGCCAAATCGCAAGAAGGTTTCAGATGGGCTCCTGCCTTCTGCTGCTCATCAATTACAGAATCCTAACTCAGACCATAATACTGGATTTGGTGTAGACTTGACTCATGACCCTGTAACTGGGTTTGATGGGCATGATGTGTATATCAACCTCAAGTCTGATAAGCGTGTAAAATATTTAATCTTTAAGGGACTTATATGGAGCGCCGAAAAGGGCGACCATAAGTATGATGGTATCAACCAGCATGAACACCACGTACATATTTCAATCAAGGATGCTTGCGGAGATGACACTTCCAATTGGTTTCCTTGGTTAGGTAAACCAACAACTATCAACAAGGTAAAGGCAGCAGTAAAGCCTCTACCAAAGAAGGAGATAAAATGAACAAAGATAAAGTTAAGGCAATTGCCCTATCGTATTTCCGTGCTGCATTTGCTGCAGCCCTAGCACTATTCTTAACTGGAAATGCTGACCCAAAGGCGCTAGCAATGGCAGCAGCAGCCGCTGTAGCCGCTCCTACGCTTAAGGCACTAGACAAGTCTGCAAAGGACTTCGGTTTAGTTAAGTAATTTTCCCGCAACAAGAAACCCCCTTACCCTAGTATCACTACTATGGCGAGGGGGTCTTTTGTCGTTTCTAGAGGTTATTTATCCCAGTACTCATCTTCTTCGTCCTCAAGAAATTTGATATACTGGATACCTTGAACGTATGCTTTTGCTTCGTAGTATAAGGTTTCTAGTAGGTAGAATACAGAAATACCTGCTAGCGAAGCCAAGAATGTTTCAGTAAAGTTGGACATAGTACTCCCTCGTATGTATAATCTATTATATTATATACGGCCGAAGGCCGTTATATATTTACTTACATAACTAAGTATACTCATAAAATCCCAATTGTCAAATATTACCAACAATTGACAAATCGCCCATCCTGGGCTTATACTCCCCATATGTCAATCGAACTAGAAGAATATACCCTACCAGAGCATATATCCTACTCTGCGTTCACAACTTACCTCACCTGTGGCTACCAGTACTACCTTGGTAGACTACTCAACAAGCAGGAAGCCCCATCGGTTTGGTCCGTTGGAGGCTCCGCTTTCCACCTTGCCTGCGAAACCTATGACAAGGAGAACCTATGATAAACGATGTCCAAAATCTATGGACAGAATCATGGAATGTGTCTAAAGGAGACATTGACCTAACTGGAGCAAGAGTCGGTGGCAGAGCCACTAAAGCAAACCCTAACAAGGAAGATGAAACCTTCTGGCAAAATACTGGACCCAAGTGGGTCGATGGATACATCGCGTGGCGTAAGACCAATGCCAATTGGAAAATCTGGAAAGCACCAGATGGCAACCCGGGTATTGAACTTGCCCTAACACCGGTCATCAAAGATGTGGCAGTGAAGATGATTATTGACCGTGTCTTTGAGGTCAATGGCGAACTTGTTATCGTCGACCTCAAGACCTCACAGAACACACCAACTAGCAACTTGCAACTTGCATTTTATCGACTAGGCATCCAAGAAACATTTGGTATCGATGTCAAGTGGGGAACTTACTACATGTCACGTGGTAACAATATCTCGGAGATGGTAGACCTATCTGAGTACACCAAGGACAAAATGGAGTATCTCATAGAAACATTTGACAAAGCGCGTAAGGATGCTATATTCTTGCCCAACACAAACAGTTGCCAGTACATGTGTGGACTCACAGAGTACTGTCAATTCTCTACTAAAAAGGATAAATAAATGGCTGAAGACTGGAAACTACAAGTCAACTACAAGTTGGCAACAGGCGACCTTATCAACATTCGTGCTAACAGCGCAGATGAACTAAGTGTTCTTCTGGAAGGCATTGGAGATTATGCCACTCAGATTCATGCAACACAGCGATTGTTACAAGGGGCAGGTACCCTAGCCCCCCTGTCGACTACCGATACCACTACAGGCACAATGCCTCCGCTCTCCTCGATTCCGCCCCAGGCGCAAACTCCATTCGCTTCGGCTCCGACAACCTCACAACAGGGTGGACCAACATGCCAACACGGACCTCGCAAGTACAAGTCGGGAATCTCCAGCAAGACGGGAAATCCATACGCAATGTGGGTCTGTCCGATGCCTCAGGGCGCGGACCAATGCAAACCAGTCAACTAATAGAACAACAATTTCCATTTTAAATAACTAGGAAGGGTGCAGAATGAGAACTCTAGTACGTTCAGTAGGACGAGCCTCAATTGGCGGAGAACCCCTTCCTAGTTCATTTAAGGCGTTTGAACAGAACAAGATTATTATACGTCGTTCAGAAGTTTCTATGTTTGCGGGCGCACCAGGAGCAGGAAAATCAACACTTGCTTTAGCCTTGGCTCTCAAAACCAATGTACCAACATTGTATATCTCAGCAGATACCAATGCTCATACAATGGCAATGAGACTAGCATCTATGATTTCAGGGAAAAGTCAGTCGGATGTCGAACAAAAACTTAATACTGATGTTGGTTGGACGAAAGCAGTCCTCCAAAAAGGAAGTCACATAGTCTGGTCGTTTGAATCGTCACCAACCTTAGAGGACATCGATGAGGAAGTCCAAGCATTTGAAGAGTTGTGGGGCTGTAGCCCATCTCTCATTGTCTTGGACAACCTTATGGATGTAGCAACAGATGGAGGCGAAGAATTCGCTTCTATGAGAGCAATTATGAAGGAGTTGAAATACCTTGCGAGAGCGACTAACGCTGCAATTGTGGTTTTACATCACACTTCGGAAGCAGTTCCTGGAAATCCTTGTCAACCAAGAAGCGCCATCCAAGGCAAAGTATCCCAACTCCCTGCTCTCATTTGCACGCTCGGCACAGTTGGCACATCAATGGGCGTGGCATCAGTCAAAAATCGCTACGGAAGAGCAGATGCAAACGGTACGCTCATGACTTGGTTAGCATTTAATCCAGAGTACATGTACATCGATGACATTCCAGAGAACGTATGACAACTAGGAAAAGCCATAAGGCTAGAGGAGCAACTTTTGAAACAGACATCAAAGATTATTTTAGAGGACTTGGATACGACGCTGAACGACTTGCTCGAAGAGGTAGCAAAGATGAGGGTGACGTTGTTGTCCGCTCAGATTTCATTAACGCATCAATTGGCATCCTTGAATGTAAGGCACCCGGAGCGGGAAATGCAATTTCGTTATCTGGATGGAGTAAAGAGGCTCAAACAGAAGCAAAAAATTATTCGCAAGCAAGAGGAATCGAAGAGAAATCTATTCTTCCGGCCGTCGTCATCAAAGCCAGAGGAAAGTCGATAGCAGATTCCTACTTAGTATTAAGGTTGGGCGATGTATTCGGTGACAAGTAGCGATGACCTACTTGATATTGTGGACGTGCTGTAGTATTACGGTGCCAGCATCAACCGCACTAGCGGTCAGGTAAATGTCAAGTGTCCATTCCATAATGACTCGCATGCAAGTGCAAGTTTCAATACAAGGCAAAACATTTTTAATTGCTTTGCCTGTGGTATGAACGGCAACAGCATACAGATTATTGCAAAGAAGGAAGGGTGCGACATACGTGAAGCAAAATCAATCGCAGAAGGAATTACTGGGCAGAGCAACAGCCAAGTACGCGGAAAATATTCATCTGGCGGAAGATTACCTAGCAAGTCGGGGAATCACAAGGGAAATAGCACGTCAGGCGCGATTAGGCGTAGTAGAAGTGCCTGAGACCGGTCATGAGGCATATGCTGGTCGCTTGTCGATACCATATATGACCAAGACAGGTGTTGTAGATTTACGCTTTCGCTCACTGAATCCAGCAGTTGAGCCCAAGTATATGGGCATGACTGGAGCAGAGACCAAGATGTACAATGTAGTAGATATAGAGAGAGCAGGTGATTGGATTGGAGTATGCGAAGGTGAACTTGATACCCTCACACTCAGTGGATGCGTCGGTATCCCTTGCGTTGGAGTTCCAGGTGCGAATTCATGGAAAAAGCACTACACACGATTACTCGCAGATTTTGAAAGAGTATTTGTATTCGCTGACGGAGACCAACCTGGCAAAGAGTTTGCAGCAGGATTGGCCCGTGAACTTCCAGTTACTATCGTCAGTATGCCAGACGGGGAAGATGTCAATTCTATCTACGTCAAGCACGGTGCTGACTTCATCAGAGACAAGATAGGGTTAAACAGTGATTGATATTCCACAGTGCAGCGTATGCGGTACCAACTTTGATAATATCTTTGATGCAATCAATCATCTCATCGAAGATGATGATAGATTTCTTCTAGCAAGGAGCCGAGCATCAATGCGTACCCACTTGGTAGTTGGTATACTGGCTCAAAGATATCTTCATCATCTTCGATGAGATGAT